AGCCGAGGTAACTTCGTCACCCCCGTGCGCCGCCAGCGAGGCGTCCCCGCCGATTGCGGTCTGGAATGCCGCAGTCCGTGCGCGGTTGCGGATATACTCGTTACCCGCAGTCGCACGGTTCATGCCGCCGACGGTCCCGATCCCGGGGTTCGGAACAAGGAAGTGTTGGATGCCGTGAAGCGCCTTCGCATCCCCAGTGCCGTCGCCCCAGAACAGGTCGTTCGCAGAGCGAGCATACCGCTCGCCGAAGTCGAACAACTTGTTTTCCCACATGTTGACCAAGACAGTCTGGTCGCGCCCGGAGTGGACGGACGAGTTGCCCATTTCATCCGTGACGGACAAGCCGTCGTGTTTCATTTCGGTGTGAGTAACCGAAATACCAATGTGGTGCTCACGCCAAGTGTAGGCCAGGCGTTCGAGGTTGGTCGGGTTGTAGAAGGTGACGGTGTCGTCGTAGTTGTAACCCGTCAGGCTGTCGTCAGTGCCACCGGCACCATAAGCCCCTTGTACGGCGACGGAAATATCGCCCTTACCGCCGGGGAACGACTTAGCTTTGCGCTCCATGAGAGCGACAAGCGGACGTTCCTGCAGTTGCTGTTGAAACGCGTCACCCTTGTTCAGATAGAAGTCAAGCGCGGCGTTAGCGATGAAGTCGAGTTGAGCCTGTGTCACGGCCATTGTATCAGTCCTTGATCAGCCCGCCTGCGCGAGGCTTTGCCGGATCACATCTTCGAGTGACGCCGGTTCAGCCGTCGGAGACGAACGGGGTGTGGACGTGCCGGGTGCCGGGGTGGGCCGAGTGGCCTTCCGGGCTGGACGAGCGCGCTCAAAGAGCCGGTTCACTTGCTCGTAGACTTCCTGCGAATAGGCGACTGCCTCCTCCGAGGTCCTTGCGGGGCCCCGTTGGGCGACTAGCGCCTGCGCGTAGGTCGTCATCACGTCCTGTTTTTGATCGAAGTCGGGGTCGGACTGCCGTGTCTTGAGCCGCCACCGGTCCACCGCAGACAAGACTGTCTGCTGGACGTTTGCGTTGGCCTGCGCTGTCTCATACGCTGTCTGATTTCGCTCGGCTTTCTCCGCCCGTTGTTGGGCGGCGGCTGCCGTGGCCTTGGATCGTGCGATCGCAAGGGCCGCGTCCTCCGTCATTTCTCCGCTTTCAACCTGCTCCGTCAGATCCGAGGGGACCATCTGGCCGGTTGCCACGAGGGCCTGCTGCACAAGGGGCAACACGCGATCGAGGAAGCTCTGGAGCCGCTGTGGTTCGCCGGATTTCAAATCGGCGCCAGCGATAAGCAGGTCCGCGAACTCGGTGTCCCCGAGGTCATTTTCGGACATGTACTTTTGGAGCGAGCGGTATCGGCCTGCGTCGGGCTGGAGTTCAGCCGCTTCGGCGCGTGCCATGCTGCGTTGAGACAGAAGCTGTTTAACCCGGCGGCGGACTTGAGGCTTAAACTGCCCCAGCTCCTCCTCGGTCGGGTCTTCTAGCTCGGCGTCGTCGTCGTCGTCTTCGGGTTCTGGCTGTTTCCCGGGTTTTTTCGCACCCTTGTCTGGCGCGTCCTCGGCGTCGGACCCCTTCTCGTCAGACAGATCCCCATCGGCGTCTTCGCCGCTGCTGTCAGGATCGTCAGGGTCTTCCGAGGTTTTTTGATCCAGCGCGGCGGAAATCGCTTCCGCCATAGTCGTTGGCTCAGATTGTCCCGTTTTTTCAGCACTTTCAGCGGTTTGCGAGGCCGTAGTATCGCTAACTCCGTCGTCGGCTGTCGCGTCGGACACTTGGTCAGACGGCGGATCGATCAGGTCCGTTTCGGATTTTTTTGCGTCAGGGGGCAATGTTGGCTCCTGCGGGTTGCATATTCACGCCTGTTTTGTGCGTTCTGTCTGACAGGCAAGGCAAGACAAAAAGGCCCCCGGAACCAAAATTCCGGGGGCCTCGCTGTCTGAAAGCGCCTTTGTGGCGTGGTTTCTGTCTAGGGTGTCAGTACGCGCCTGCCGTTGCGGGGGGCGCCTCCGGGGGCCTCGGCGCCGAGTTGACCTGCGGCGCGCTCGTGCTCGGCGCGTTGTTCGAGCCCTCCGAACCCTGCGCTTTGGGGTCGTCTCCGCCGGGGGCGCCCCCGGGTTGGGGCGGCCCGCCGGTGCCCCCCGCCGCGTTCATGGACTGAATAGACGGCATTCCTGCCGCGAAAGCATCAGAAAGGTCTATGCGGTCGTCCATCCGGCGCAACATTTCGCGGGCCAGCCACTCCGGGGACAGCCCGGGGACCTGCATCAGGAGTGGGAACACCTGGGTGGCGACCTGCACCTCTTGCGACTTGTTCGGTCGGCCAGTGCTGCCCGCTTCGACTTCGAGATAAATCTCCTCCGCCGTATCCTGCGCGCTCAACCCCGGCCAGACAGCGCCGGGGCCTACAATGCGCTTCACTTTTTCGGGGCTGCACTCCCGGATCAGGACCTGACCGACTGCGCGGGCCAGTTCGCTGAGGAACTCGTCGAGGTCGTCAACAACCGCCGAGGCGTCACTACGCCTGCTGCTCTCCGCGATACTTGCTTCGGTGGCCGTTGCCCCGCTGGTGCCGCCGAGGTTTGCTTCCTGCTGGCCCAACGTCCGCAGATAGTCCTCATAAAAAGGCCCCGTCTCATAGAGCGCCGGGTCGATAGGTACACCCCGCATGGGCTGCATGACGTCTTCGATTTTGCGATCTGGTGGCAGACCCTGAACTTCGACAAGATCGTTCGCCTCGCAATTCGCCAACTTGTCCTTGTCCTCGGTGGACAAGAGCCCCTGCGTCGCGACGTGGCGCGGACGGTTCGCCCGGCGATGTTCGCGCAGCCCCTGCCGGGAGCGGTTGAGTTCTGTCTGAACACCGCGCATGAGCCGGACGTCCGAGGGTGGGTATACGTGCGCCGGTGAGTAAACCTCGTTCGTTACGAAGGGGAACCAGGGCCAGAACCGATCGACGCGAACGTCCGGCTCGCCCGGCTCCAGCAGAAAGTCGTTGTGGCCGTCGCAAATCGTATAAACGAGGCCGTCGCCCTTGTTGTAGATTTCCCAGACACAGAAGAAGGTTTCGGCCTTGCTCTCTATTCCGGGCTCCGCCTGCTCGAAGGTCGCGCCGGGGCCCGCACTGCCCTTGACGTTGTACTCGGTCGCCCGAGCCTTGGCGTCCCCTCCGCCGTTGGGCGACTTAACGTCCACTTCGTAGATCTGCTGGATGCGCGCCGCTGTCAGGAAGTATTCCTCCGCGACCCACTCGCAGCCGACGAAGCCCCGGAGCTGCACACAGTCCGGGTCGGGAATAACCGCCGTGCTGTCTGGGTATGACAGCGTCAGCCCTTCCCGGACGATCACGTCCTCTTTTTCAGACAGGGCCTGCATCCCGAGGCGCAGTTCCTCGACCTCGGGGTCGTCCTCCTGGATCTCCCCGTCGGCGAGGTCTGCCGAAAGCTGCTCAACCCGGGCCAACCGGCGGGTAATGTCCAAGATCGCATTCTCGTCCTCGGGCGTCCGCCCCATGACCCGCGTGTACCCGACTTTGACGAAGCCCACGCACGTCGTGAGACCCCGTCGGACGGTCGCCTTCATCTGCTGCTTGAACGGCAGCGGCTGCTCGTCCAGCTCGTGCTCGGTCAGGAGCTCAAGGGTCCGGGCGTATTTGTCCAGAAACTCGTTTTGTTTTTGTTGCTGGGCGGCGTCCTCGGTGATCGCCCCGGCGGCGGCGGCGACCTGCATGGCCTTCGGGTCGTTCATGGCGTTGGGGTCTTGGGCCACGGCGTCCAACATGCCCTGCGCTTCAACGAGCTGCTGCATCGAGCCGTTCCAGACAGTGCTCAGCAACCGGTTTTTCCGGCGAGCGACGATGCGCGGGTTCTTGCCGTAGATGTTCGCCGTGCGTGTCTGAACGTGCCGCAGGACGATATTCGCCTGGTAACGATCTTCCGAGGCGATCCCCAGATCTTCAAGGATTTTCGGGTTGGTGCCTTTCCACTGGTCCCCGGCACAAAAGCGCATATCCTCCTGCATCTGTTTGAAGCTGGAGGACCAATGCGTCTTGGCGTCCCGCACGCGCGCCGACCACTCAGTCACAAGTTTGCGGCGTTCTTCTGCCGGGTCTGGGGCGTTCCGGTCGATGATCTTTTCATCGCCACTCTGCTCGACGATTGCGCCGACTTCGTTTGTAGTTTGCTGATCCATTTTACCAGTCTCCGGCTGCTCGACGGGCTTCGCTTTCGTCCCGGCGTGTCTGTTCTTTGAGCCAGCCCAGGGTGCCCCGGGTGGTCGGTTTTGTTGCGCCCCGGATCGCGTTGGCCGACACTTGGGTTTGCAGCCCCAGGCCGACCCAAGCGAGCGCATCGACGAAATCGTCGTTAGCGCCGTTGGGGAATTTCAAGAGTTGGTCCTTGGCCTCCGGCCACCACGGGGCCCGCCGGGGGAAGTGGACGCGGCCCATAGAGCACCGCGCCTGGATCGATTGCGCCCGGGTCAGTTTGTCTGCCACCGGGACCATTTCGAGGATCGAGCAATAAGTGCCCTCCTCTTGCATCCGCTTGCGCAAAAAGGGGCCGATTGCCTTGGTGATGTGGCCGCGCTCGGCCCACCAGAACAACGGTTTGCGGTTCTGCATCAGGCGGAGCATGGCCTCGACGACGCGGTTGCTGTCTGCGGCCTCCCAGAACACGTCGTTCAGGACCCAGATATCCCCGTCCTCGTCCACGCCGACGGGGATGATCGCTGTCTTGTCCCGGTCCTGCCGGGTCGAGACCGCGTGATCGCTGGCCACGTAAAGCTGCAAGTTGTCTGGCAATTCGTCCGGGTCGTACTCTTTCAGGCTGTCTAGCTCGAAAAAGTTGCCCTCCTCGGGGGACGGTCGGCCTTGGTAGAGCGCCTGAAAACCCCGGGCATCGAGCCGCTGCTGCGCCTTGAGAAAGTCCACGTTGAACCGCTCAGGCCAAAGCGCCGTGCCAGGCTTGCGGCCCAGAACGTCATTGTCCCCCGCCAGCGCGGGCAGATCGATAACAGTCCACTGCGCGGCCTCGCGCTTGTCGTAGAACGGGTTGGTCGGGTCCGTCAGTCTGCCGACCAGATCGTCTTCATGCCAGCGCGTCTGGATAAGCATGATCCAACTGTCGTCGGTCATCCGGCGCGTTGCGACCACCTGCGTAAACCAGTCCCAAAGCTGATCGCGGATCGTGCCGCTGTCAGCCTCCCGGCGGTCCTTGATAGGGTCGTCGATAATCAGTCCGTGTCCGCCCCGGCCCGTGATCGAGCCCCCTCGGCCCACGAACGAAAGCTGCCCCTCCTGCGTCGTCATAAGACGCTGCGCCGCGACGCTGTCCTGCTTGAGCTCATGCTCGGGGAACACCAACCGGTGTTCGGGGCTTTGGATAATGCTACGGACGGCCCGCCCGGTGTCGCCCGAAAAGTTCTCGTTGTACGTGCCAAAAATCAGAGACATTTCGGGGTGTTTGCCGCTGAACCAGGCAGTGAACCGCTTCGAGGCCAGCTCGGTCTTGCCGTGACGCGGGCCGCAGTTGATGATCAGTCGCTGGATCCGGCCCGCTTCGAGGTCTTCCAGTTTGCGGGCGATATACTCGTGGTGGCGCCCCGTGTGGTATCGGGTGCGCGGGTTAGGGCTCGGGTCTGTGCTGTCCGGCATGGTCAACCGGACGTAGTCCAGCAGAGAGGTTTCGGCGGACTTCGCCGCCAGCAACCGCCGGATGATCGCCTGCCGACGCGCTGCCGGGTCCTGGATCTGGGTGAACGCGTTCACCGGCGCAGGCTCTTGATAGACAGCGCGCCCGCGTCAGCGATCACGATCGCCGGGATAAGGATCCGCGCCATTGCGTCGATCTTTGCCGGGAGGGCCAGCGGATCCCACGCGAAGCCGAACGTGCTGTCCAGAAAAACTGCGGTCCACCAGACACCGAAGGGGACCACGATCAGATACCTGCCGAGGCTGGTCGCGGACCAGCGGTCCTCGTTCGCCAGACGTGCCGCCGCGATGCTGGCCTCGATGGAGTGAACCCGTGTCTGCGCCACAAGAACTTCTGTCTGTGTCTGCGCCGCGATCCGGTCCTTGTGGGCTAGCCGCAGTTGGTCGGCGAGGCCGCCGCCTCCTGTCACGAGTTTCAGAACAAAGGCGAAGGCTGCACCAATCATAGGCCGTTTCGCTCCAGAGCTTGGGACACGCCGGGGGCGGCGCGTAGCCCTACCAGGGCCAGCCCGGTGTTGATCAGGGCCATAGGCTGCGCGTCGGTCATCAGCCGCACGATTTCTGCCGCTGCCGTGACGTTGTGCAGGGGCGTGGTCAGCAGGATCAGGCCCTGCACCAGCGGCAGCACGCCCATCCAGAAGGTGAGGGAGGTTGGTTTGAAATACTTCATGTCAGCCCCCGCAGAACCAAAGCGCCGCGCAGGCCGTGGCTTTGATTTCGGCCCACCAGACCGCTGTCGCGGTTGCGACCGCCGCGCCCGCGCCAAATGTGGCGGCCCCGTTGGCTTTGTTCAGGGCGGTTTTTTCTTTCTCGAAGGGTGTGGGCTCCGGCGTGGGCTGGGGTTTGTCTGCGGGTTTGGGCTTGTTCATCAGCCCAAGAATTTCTGTCTGAGACAAGGTCCGGATCGGTTTCCAGATGACGCGCCCCTCGGCGGTCACGCTGTAGACCGGCGCGCGGCCTTTCGGGTATGTGCCGGTGCGAAACAGTTTTTGCTCGGCTTTGCGCCGGTCGATGATCGACGCGGGTTTTTTCCAGCTCATAATCGCTCTGGCCGCGCCCTTGCGGTCGCCCGCGTTGAGCTTTTTGACCCAAGAGGCCCTGCCGATTGCGCCGGTGTTATAGTGAAACGAGACTGCGGCGTCGAACTCGTGCTGGCTGACCTTGACCTTGATCGCCTGGTTGACGGCCTTCTCGTAGACTTTGAGATCGCTGCGCAGCAGGGCGAAGATTTTCTCCAGCTCCGGACCCAGCTTGGGGGGCGCACCCCGGCGCATATACTTGGGGTTCGGCGCCAGACCAGAAGTTTCGGCGTGGCCTACGCCGTAGGTCCAGTACCCTTCGCTGTCCAGATACGGCCCGGGGACAACCCCCTCGTGCTGCACCAGCGCGGCAATTCCTTGATCAGAAGTTTTCACGGGAACACCTGTCCGTTGTCTGTCTTATGCCAGACATACGCCAGACAAAGCCGTTTGGGAAGCGTCTCCAGGTTGAGGGCGCTTACCGCTGTTTGCGATCCAGGAAAATCGAGGCGTGCCGCTCAAGTAAGTCGAGGGTCGCCGCGATCTTTTCCAGCGCGTCCGCAGACCTTATTTCACTGCGCGTATCGGGCCGGGCGATCGCCTGGTGCGGCGCCGGGGTTTTGTTTCCCGGGGCCTTCCCCCGCATGCCGATAGCGAGAAGGAGGGCCCCAAGCCCCGCGCCGAGCGCGGTGGCAACGTCGGGCGTCAGCCAATCTGTCATCAGGCTACCCTTTCGATGCGATGTTTAGGAAGCACCACAAGGATCCGAGAGCCAATGGCAGGTACAAAAAGGCTGCCAGGGAGATCGTTAGAGGGCTGTTGATTAAAAAAGTGAGTGTCAGCGCAATGTACCACATGAAGCCGACCCAAGCTCCCGCCATCCGGAGCGCGGGGGACCTGCGCCAGCGACCATTGACGACGACGCCGGACGTCTGCGCGGCACCCGCAAAAACGGTTAATAACCCCCAATACAGCTCGGGCATGACCGTGGTGTACGACGCATAAATCTCGCCCATGCTGGGTGTGGGCAACGCGATTGCGAGCCCGCGAGACAGAAGGACGAACCCAAGAAGAAATTCCGCGCTGCGGGTGTCCAGGGACCAGAGCCAAATAAGGGTATTTCGGGCAACTAAGGGCATATCGCAACCCCATAAACTCTATCGCGGCCCAACGCGTCCCGCGTGTACCCGTGCAGGGGGTCTTCAACCTCCGCGACAAAATTCAAAAATCGCCTGGCATACTGGGACGGCCCGCGCGGGGTTACGTGGTGCCACGCACTTCGCAGGTTTGGAAATATCACCATCACGTTTTCCGCGTATGGCACCCGGATATCGCCAACCATCAGGTCGCCGCCTGCCTTGTCTTCTGGGTGCGCGAAGTACCATAGCCCGATTAGTGCTTTCCTGCCGTGGTCAAGGTGCGGCTGGCGCACATTGGTCGCCTCCGGTGAGGCAGGCTGTGTTGAAAACATCGAACGCACGCCTGTGATCTGTATCGGCTTGCCGTATTCGGCCAAAAGCGCCTCCCCAAACAGCGCCATCGCATCATTCATCTGGCCCGCGAGCCAGCCTGAGACTGCGGGAACATCGACGGGCACATCTGACCTGCCGCTACTGTCCGTTTTGCCAACCCTCCAGCTTGCTTTCACTTGTTCGTATAGGTGCGCTGGGCCGGGTTTGATAAGCATCGGGGTCATGCTGCCAGCCTCGCTTCAACATCATCCGCGAAGTATGGGTCTGTCACGTTCACTGAGAAGTCCTCAAGCCACGTCAGGCACTTGACGACGTTAGCCCACGAAGGATCGGCAGCAAGAGGCCCGAACAGCCCGCCCATGGGGGCCGTCACAGGCTTGCCGGTCATCACCGCGCTAAGGATCAGGCCCGAATGCGGATTGTCGATCCTGATTTCACTGGCCGCGTGAAACAGACTTTCCAGTGAATAGCTGGGCGCCGCGTCTTTCGGGTGCCAGCGGTTCAGGTCGCAGCCCGGCATGTCGCCGAGCCCCAGAACAAAACCACTTCGGCCCGGCCAGTGAAGCCTGCAATCAATACTTCCCCACTTCTGCGGAACGCGCGGCACCCGCTCAATTACCGAGGGGTCGGGCCGTGTGCCCGCCCAAGGCGCTTCCGCCGAGAAGTGGCTAACGTGCAGCCCGCCACGGGACAGCATGAACCAGTGCGGGATGGGGTTGCCCTCAGACCAAACAACCCTGCTATCAACCGGGGCGTTCAGATCATCAAGGTGGACCATGTCGTCAGTGACACGCGGAGCGAATGCCGCCAACAGCGGAATTATACTGCTTTTCCAAGGCTGTTCAGCCCGGCGCATTTGCCATTCTTTAACTGAGAAAACCAAAGCTGAATCTCGTCTTTTCCGTCCAGATGCTGTGCCACATCGGGTAGTCGGCGCTCACGTCGAACTGCCGACCGGTCCAACCTATGCCGTCTTCCTCGACGTGCATGTTGCCCTCTTGGTCCATCCATCGAAAGTAAGCTTTGCCCAGCGTGTGCGTGAAATATGTCCGTAAACCCGGTTCATCCCGGTTCGTATGAAACGGCATCATTGTCTGCGGCAGATAAACGCAGTGGTTCTTGACCTCACGCGCACCCGCCATTTCGGCGACACGCTTTAGCCTTGGCATCTGGTGGTGAAAATCCAAAGGCGTAACCAGCAACGAAGGCTGTCCTGCGTTTTTCTTGTAGACCTCAACGTCAGGCACAGTCTGGGCGAAGAACTCGGCCTCTGAAATGTTCGGGCCCACCGACAGGTTTTGCCAATTCGGGGCCATGTCAGCAACCACGTTCGCCAACTCATTAGCGATCAGGGTCGTTACCTCGACGGTCTTCATGTGGGCTTCCTTTCCATGGCCGCGTTGATTTGATCAGCTTCAGTCGCGTCGATCTTCCCATCTTGCAGGATTTTATCTACCGCCTCCGGCTTCATGTATTTTCGAGCGAGGCTGACCAGCGTGTTAAACCGCCCGATCTGGGTGGGCGACCGCGTGACTTCGCGCGTCTGATCTTCGACCATCTTGGTGATCTCGTCGGCCAGCATTTGCTGACCCTTTTCAGTCTTCGTCGGGGCAAGCATCGGCGCGGCGTCAACGATACCATCGTCAAATTCATCGTAGAAGGTCAGCGTCACATCTTCGAGCACGTCAACGTCCACCGTCAGGCGTCGCTGCGTCACACCCTCGTGGTTCATGTGCTTGGGGAATGGACGTTTCTGGTGGCAGTTGTAGCTGCCGTCCGCGTCATTAAAGAGGAAATACCATTGTTCAGCGGCCATTAGCTCACACTCCTGTATTCGGTGCGGACCCGCATTGTTTTATATTGGGAATCGTTGCTTCCGGCGGTTGACTGCGCCCAATCGAACCCGGTAACGACCCCGTCGCTAGGCGCGTTCATTCCGTCGTCCAGCGCGCTTACCATCGATGACGCGTCATCCCATTTTTCGTAGCTGGACCAACTTCCGTACTGCGCAGCGCCGAGGGTTGTGCCGCCTGCACCGCCGGGGATAATCTCGACGTTGAGCTCGGCGGCGTTGTCCGGCAGAGCGCCAACATCACTCACGGTGACCGTCCAGTCGGTGTACCCGGCATTGTCAGTCACCGCCGTGATATCGAAGATAGCCCACTTTGTAGCGTCGTTGGCCTGCCGGATTATGATTTTCCCTGCGTCCACACTGGCGAAGAAGGCGGACAGGTCGCGCCCGGCGGCGTCCTCGTCGTCGATGTAAATGCCTGTTACACTGCCGATGGTCGCATTGTCGAAGCGGATCACGCCCGCGCCGGGGTCCGCGTCCGCCGTCGTACCGCTGAAAGTGAACGGGAAGCCTGCCGGGCTGCCCGCCGCCCCGGCTGCACCGGTGGCCCCCTGCGCACCCGCCGGTCCTTGGGCCCCCTGTGGGCCTTGGACCCCTTGATCCCCTGTGAGACCTGTTGAGCCTTGGGCCCCGGTCGGGCCTGCTGGTCCTGTGGTATCAAACCGCGATGTCCAGGTCGAAGCGCCAGTCTTCTCGTAGACAAGGCCGCTGTCCCTGAACGCGAAGTCCCCGATTTCGCCGAGGGCGCCGTCGGGTACGTCCGTGACGTAGTGCGTTGTCGCGCCAGTGTCCCCGGTGGTGCCAGTGGCCCCGGTGGGGCCTTGGATGCCTTGCGCCCCGGTTGCCCCGTCGGCGCCCGTGGGCCCTTGCGCCCCGGTGTCGCCCGCCGGGCCCGTAGGTCCTTGCGCTCCGGTGGGTCCTTGCGCGCCGCTCTCGGCCATAATGTCGAAGTAACTGGTGTTCGTCGGCAGCTCGCCCGGGGTGGTCGCCGCCGTGCAAATATACGCATTGCCATCCACGG